AGCAGAAGCGTAAGCTCTCTTACTACAGCAATATCCTAGTCGTTAAGGATTCAGTTAATCCTGATAACGAAGGTAAAGTATTCCTTTACAAGTTTGGTAAGAAGATCTTTGATAAGGTCATAGAAGCGATGCAACCACAGTTTGATGATGAGACACCAGTAAATGTCTTTGACCCTTGGGAAGGTGCAGACTTCAAATTGAAGATTGTACTCAAGGATGGTTTCTGGAACTACGACAAGTCTGAGTTCGCAGCACCAACACCCCTTGCAGGTGGTGATGATGATGCCATTGAGGTACTATGGAAGCAAGAGCATTCGCTCACTGCATTCACAGATAACTCAAACTTCAAGACTTTTGAGGAGTTAACCGAGCGTTTAAACATGGTTTTAAACACTAAACCTGCTCCACGTCGTGATGTTGAGACTGAAGAACTAGAACAAGAAGAGACCAATTGGGGTCAAGATGTTAAAGAATTTAGAAATAAATCTGTAGCACCTGCTCCAGCAAAAGACGAAGAGGATGTAATGTCTTACTTTGCATCGTTAGCATCTGAAGAATAATGAAGTTACTCCATATCTTACTGAGTGGTAGCACTCTCCTAGCAGGTATGCCAGCGATGGCACACCATTATCATGATGTGTATGTGAGAGGGAGATACAGTTACTATAATGATTATGACCATCGCACTTGTACAAAACAACGTGTTGATGTCACATCATTCAGTGATGGTACGAAAATGGAAGAATTTGCAAGAGAACCCATGTGGTCTTGCATTGAAAACCGTGAAAGAAGACACCACCACCATCATTCTCATGTAAGACCGTCAACCCCTCGTGAAAGAACACCATCACCTGACGGTAATGAATGTTCTGAGGGAGCACTTCTAGGAGGAATTCTCGGAGGAGGTGCTGGTGCAGCACTATCACGTGGCGATGGTAGATGGTGGGCAATTCCCACTGGTATCGTAGTCGGAAGCGTGATTGGATGTGATGTAGACGGAGGATAAACTAAATTTAGTTTTAGATACAAAAAAACCCTCGCAAAAATCGCGGGGGTTTTTTATTGTGTATAGGTTTTTAGTAACTTCCTTCTGCTGCCTGTTGTCCTGTACTTGCGTCTGATTGTATTGTAGTCTCAGTAGTAACTCCTGCTCCCATTGCTTCTGCTACTGCTTCCGCAACTAATGTTGAAACTGTTCTACCAGTTCCAGTGTATGTAGAACTATATTGACGACCAATACCACCACCAGTGCTAGTTCCGAGGAATCTCTCAGCAACAGATAGTTCTGTCTTTTTAACACCATTTTCATCTAATTCATCACTAGGTTCATATCCTATTAATTCTTCAAATTCTTCAATGAACGATTCTAGTGCTTGAGGTTGAGCAATGTATATTTGACGTTTTCTCTCATTTTCATAATACTCATGTTCCCAGTTACTAATAGGTTCTCTTATACCTGATCCAGTATGAACAATACCATCAGGATCTTTAAAAGAGAATGTAGAATCTACTATTGTACCAGCTTCTAGGATAACAATGTCTTTCCACTTCTTTTCAAGAGTCTCATAATGATGAACTGCATCCAGACTATTATATTTGTCATTGCAGAAATATTCTAGTTCTCTTCTACTCCTTGGCCATTCTTCTGCTTGATCGGTTATATTGTTAGTTAATAGAACAACCCAGTCAAGTTCATCATCTCCATAGAAGTCTTGAGCAATCTGAAATGGTAATTGACCATCTTGGATCTCATATTGCTCAAAGAACTCAGTAAATTTAGCAAGATCCTCTCTTGCCTTTACCCTACGGAATATATTTTTAACAACCTGATATTCTTGCTTAGTATCTGATGTAGTACCAGTACCAACGTAGATATTAGGTAAGTATGAAAAATAACCAGCCATTAGTACCCCACTACTGCTTTTTCTTGAGTAATGATAGATGTTTCTGTAAAATTCAGAGTAGCAGTTACTGCTGGAACATATACCATGTTAGGTGCTTTACCCCTTTCTAGATTCTTAGTATCTGTATTACGGAGTGCATCCCTGTTGATATCTTTGTACATCCTTCTGAGTCTGTGACTCTTGATAGCAACATATTGACCATCTGGAGCATAATTGACAGTCATGCCTGTTAGGACACAGAAGTCAATTTTAAAATGATCTAAGTTTGCTGCATATAGTGAACCTTCTCTCATTCTCATGAATTGAATTAAGAACTTATCAGGAACAGTCAACCATCTCCTACTAGCACCACCAGTTTTAGATAACATATCACCAAGACTTCCACCACCTTTATCACCACTTGAATATGCTGGTAACATACCAACTTTAAACATTTCTAATATATCTTGGATTGATTTTGCTTCCTCTTCATTTCTAGCAAGCATTTTAAAATCAAAGGAGTGGGTTCTAAATCCAACACCTTGGAACACCTGCTCAGAGTATGGGTTCATTACCTTACCTGCACCAATAGCAGTTAAGACATTTGCATCAATACCTGAAGTGTTTAATCCTAATACACCACCAATACCTTGAATACCTTGTGCTAAAGTATTAAATGCTGCTTCTGGTAAAGCTGAGTCTGCTGCTGATTGTAATGATGCTACAACTTCTTTAGAATTTTGACCATTAAATGCACCAGTAGCAGCCATACCAGCAGCACCTAGGTTTGCTTGCTGATAATTTGCACCATATGATACTTGTAATGAACTTGGCATAGCAATGTATGCAGACCTTACATGAGTCTTTCCTGCCTTGCTCCTATTATTAGGAACGTTGAAGTAATTATTTCCACCGCCACTATTGAATGAATATCTAGAGAATTTCACATAATCTGCTTCTACTGGTTCAAAGTCATCAGATGAATTTGGCCCTTGAGGAACATATGGTAATCTACTCGGATATGTTATTGTGCTACTCGCCACTATAAATACATGTAATGGTCCAATTATATTTATGCGAAAATATGCCAAAGGGAAATATAGACCAAAATCACCCCACAAATATCAAGGTGATATTAACAAAATAGTCTATAGATCCAGTTGGGAATATAAGTTTATGAGATGGTGTGATTATACACCATCAGTTACAAAATGGGGAAGTGAAGAGATCGCTATACCATATATCTCACCAGTTGACGGTAAAAAACATAGGTATTTTCCTGATTTTTATGTTGAAATTGCTGGTAAGAAATATATAGTAGAGGTGAAACCATTTAGGCAAACTAAAGAACCAAAGACCCAGAAGAAAGTCACTAAGACATATATTAATGAAGTTTTCACTTATGCAATTAATAAAGCAAAGTGGACAGCAGCGGAGAAATTCTGTAAACATACTGGTTTAAAGTTTATGCTAATCACTGAAAAAGAACTGAAAGTATAATGTCACGAATAACCTTTAAAGATAGAAGAACTCAAGACAATAGTTTTCAGGAGTTCCGTACCCATTTATTAAAGAAGAAGAGTACTACACCTTCATTCAATAATCTATTTGGAACTCAGTTTGGTTCTCCTAGAGTATTACGTGAAAAATACGGTGAAAGGTTAACACCTGGTGGTAGGACATCAGATGCTTTACAGTTTATGTTAAGTTCAATGGCAACGGAGATATCTACTCCTAGCAGAAACTTAACTACGGCAACTGTTAATAATATAGGTTCTGCATATAAGTATGCTACTGGTCAAACTCATAGTGAACTCTCTATAACGTTCCTTATGCCCAGAAGTACAAGATCATATCTATTCTTTGAAAGGTGGATGAATCTTATTACTAATGATGCAGAGCAGTATGCTGATTATTTTGATTATTATACAACAGATTTAAATATCTACAAGTTTGAACGAGGTGGTGGTAAGAAAATAACCCACTCCCAAGATATGTTGATGGCAGAACAGGCAGCAAAGTTAGCAGAAACAGGAACTACTAGAAAGGCAACCTATAGTGAGAATACTATTACTGGTTGTTGGGCAATTAAACAGATATATCCATATAACCTAGGACAGGTTCAATTACAAAATGGTCCTGCTGGTTTAAGTCAATTTACTGTACAGTTCCAGTATAGTCGTTTTAGATACTATGTTAATCCTCAGCATGTACAACTTGCTGATTGGGAAGAACAGGGTAAGGATCCTATCAATAATTTCTTGAAATCTTTAAATCAGAAAGCAAGTGACTGGACTAAGAACATATTAGGTGGTAATGAGTATGCAGAATTCTTTAAGAACACAAACTTTGATTTAAATTCATTATCAACCCCTAGGTTTGATTATACCCCATCATCAACTCCACCTGGAACGGTAGGATTACATGATGGTAGTTTAGGTGCAAATGACCTTGCAGGAACAATGTCGGGAGTCGCCTAAATAAAATTAATGAAGTGAATTTCTATGGCATTACCTAAGTTAAATGTACCTAGATACTCTTTGGTTCTTCCGTCAAATGGTGTCAAGGTAAAATATCGTCCATTCCTAGTAAAAGAAGAGAAAATGCTCCTCTTGGCTATGGAATCTGAAGATCAAGAGCAGATGGCAGAGACTATTACTAACTTGATTGAGAGTTGTACTAATCTTACCAATGTAAAGGATCTAGCAACCTTTGATATTGAATATTTGTTTTTACAGATTCGTTCTAAGTCAGTGGGTGAAACCGTTGATGTTATGATGACATGTCCTGATGATGAGGAAACTCAAGTCAAGTGTGTTATACCATTAGACAAGATTGAATGTGTAACTGATCCAAAACATAACAGTGAGTTAAAACTAACTCCTGAAGTTGGTTTGGTTATGAAATACCCTAGTATGGAGATGTTCATCAAGAATAATTTCTCTGAGGAGAATCAGGTTGAGAACATTTTTGAAATGGCTGCTGATTGTATCGTGCAGATTTTTGAGGGTGAGGAAGTACATGAGGCAAAAGAAACTTCTAAATCAGAATTGATTGAATTCATTGAAGGAATGAATACCCAACAGTTCCAGATGGTTCAAGAGTTCTTTGAAACTATGCCCAAATTAAAGTATGATGTAAAGTTTACTAACCCTAAAACTAAGAAAAAGCATTCAGTAACACTTGAGGGACTAGCAGCTTTTTTCGGTTAGCCCTGCTTCATACGAATTTGAAAGTATATTATGAGACCAATTTTGCATTAATGCATCATCACAAATGGTCTCCTGAATATCTTGATAATATTATGCCTTGGGAGAAAGAGATCTATGTTAGTCTTTTAATAACTCATTTGAAAGAAGAAGAGAAAAGACATAAAGAACAACAGGCAAAACGCTAATGGCATCATCCAAAGTCAGACCTTACAGAATAGTCGCATCGTCGTTTAGATCGCCGATAAAACTTTCTACTGCCAGATCACGTGGGATACGTATTTCTGCGGCAAAGGTTTGTACTTCGTTTAATCGTCTAGGTGCTGTTTTTACGTCTGTTGGACACATTGCTGCTGACATGCGTGACCATTTAGATGGTCGCAAGGACATGATCCATGCAATGCATCAAGATCTTAGAGAGAGTCTACATCTTACAAAAGATAAACAGGCAGAGGCAGAAGCTGAGGGCGGTGAACAAAAACAAGAGATTACTGGTGGTGCTGATGATGCTATCAAGGAGAAGGAGAAGAAGGGTGGTATATTTGCGTGGTTAGAAAAATTTTTAAAACCATTTGAAAAGATAATTGCATGGATTGTTAGAACTACACTTGTTCGTGGTGTGTTGAAGTGGATTGCAGATCCAGCGAACAAAGATAAGTTAGTCAGTATAATTGAGACCCTAGGAAAGGTCGGTAAGTTCATAATGAAATGGGCACAATTTGCTATTGGTGGAATATTAGATGGTTTAGCAGGTATTTTTGGTGGAATAGGTAAGATAAAGAATGGTAAGTTAGGTGGTGTTTGGGATCTAATAAAAGGAATAGGATCAATATTTGTAGGTGTAGTAGCACTTAAAGCATTAGGGTACTTACTCAATCCTTTCGCACTCATTAATGACATCATGAATTTGATGGACATGAGGCAGAACCAAGATCAAAGAAATAATCAGAATAATAATCAAAGGAGTCAGAATCGTAGGACAAGGACACAGAATAATACTAGACAGCGACTTAGGACTAGGAATACTACAAAAGAAGCGAGATTAAGATATCAGAGGAGATTTGGTCCTCAAGCTGCTAAGAATAGGTTTGCTAATCAGGTTAAAGGTCCAGGTGGATTAGGTGGTAAAACACTTAAACCAGGTAGTCAGTTAATTAAAGGTGGTCCAGGTAAGATTGCTACTAGAATAGGTGCTAAGTTCCTAGGAAAGGGTGCAGTTAAAGCAATTAAAGGTGTATTTGGTAGAATTCCCATTATTGGTTCTCTTGTAACAGTTGTTGCATCATTATTGGCAGGTGAACCATTAGGTAAGGCACTCTTTAGAGGACTAGGTGCTGCATTAGGTGGTGTTCTTGGTTCATTCATACCTATTCCAGTACTGGGTACAATGCTTGGAGAAGGTATTGGTATATTTGTTGCTGACTTACTCTATGAAGGATTCATGGGTAAGGGATGGAAAGCTGCGGGTGCTAAGTTAAAAGAAACATTCATGGGTCTTGTAACTGGTGCTGGTAAGATAGGTAAAGCAATAATCAGTTGGTTATTTGGTGGTGGATTAAAGACTCTACTAGAGAAAGCTGGTACTGGTATCAAAGAGTTTTTCCAGAAAGGAACTAAGAGATTTGTAGATAACTTCCCTAAACGTAAGTTCCCAACGGGTAACATTGGACAGTTCTTGACTGGTATCTTTGATAAGATGAAGTTGGGTTGGGCAATCAATCCTAAAGTCATTCCGATGCAAAGAGACGAGTGGAAGACTAAAGGAGCATTGTCCTTGAACAAGCAGGGAATAGGAGTAGATAATTTACGTAATATATTTGAGAAAGATCTTAATTATAGTATTCCTCAGATGTTTGGAAGTGCATTCACAGCTGTTGGAATGAAGGGTCTTGTAGATGATGATGGTGAAGTTAAGGGTATACCTGCTTTAGATCAATTGTTTAACCCTATCTTTATGGCTAAACATATTGGTAGTTCATTCTTTGGTGGCGGTGAATCTGCTAAGGCAGAACCAGGTGGTAATGTAACACCTCAACCTAAGAAGAATATGTTGGGTAAGATAATGCCTGATGAGTTCCAGAGTGAGGAGTATCTTGCACATAGGGATGGATCTGATAGTGATGCATCTCAGTTTGCTGATGGTGGAGGACATGAGGATGTCTTCTCTGATTATGCTAATGCTCCTGCTGAGGAGGAATCAGTTAAAGATGTATCATCTCAAGCAGCACTTGATAGTGCAACTGCTGATGTGGAAGAATCTGGTAGTGGACCAGTTCCTGTCATGCTTCCAGTAAGTAAAGCAGTAACTATAAATAGCCAAGGAGGGAAACCAACGGTTATCTTTAAGAGAAAACTTGCCGCATATATTGAATGAAAAAGCAAAAAGACGGAAGTAGTACTAAAATAAGGTTTTACAAGTTTGTTAACCCTCGTACCTCTGTGATGACTGAGAGTGAGGGTGTAGTTGCTGGCGACATTATTGCCCAGAAGACAGTTAAAGG